TTCCACCTAGACTTATTGTATTGGATGGAACTACTGGTAAACACGTTACTGATGTTGAATTAGAATATGTTCCTGGAGAATCTAACGTAAAGATTCTTAAGAACACTGGTGGTATTCATAATGTTCAACCAACAATTATACCAGTAGATAGTGGTGCAGGAGTTGGAATTAGTACCGTTGTTTTTAATACAGCAGATGAAACAGTAACAGCAACTTTGTCTGTTGGATTTAGTACTATCAACTCTTTCCCATTCTCTGTGGGAGATAAAGTTCTTGTAGAAGGTATTGGTGTTGGTATAGGGTCAACTCAAACTGGATACAATTCTTCCGATTATGAATATAAATTATTTGATGTTACAGAGGTTACTGAGAATCTTGGTGGTATTGGAAGTGTTACTTATAGTATGTCTGGATTGTTTGAAAGTGGAAATGCTCCAGGAATCTTCGATTCAGTCAATTCTTCTGGTAAGATTCTTGCATCTAAATATTTCCCAACATTTAGTTCGCAGTTAGTCACAAGAGACTTTATTAATGGTGAAGTAGTCACATCAGATTCTGCAACTGGAATAGCTCAGAACTGGGATTCAAAAATTACTACATTGACAGTTTCATCTGATGATAATTTTGTTGTTGGTGAAGTTATCAGAGGAACTAATTCCAAAGTTCAAGGAATTGCATCGACTGTTACTTCTTTTGATTCTTATGTTGATTTGGGAGCAAGTTCAGAAGTTGTACAAGGTTGGCAAGAAGATTATGGTAAGTTAAACTTTGGATTACAAAAACTTCAGGACAATTTCTACTACCAAAACTTCTCATATTCATTGAGATCTAAAGTCGCTTACGATGATTGGAATGATAGCGTTTCCTCTTTAAACCATACATTAGGATATAAAAAGTTTTCAGATTATCAATTGGAAACGAAAAATGATAATAGTATGACTGTTGGAATCCCAACTGCTACTACTGGTATTAGTCTTGTTAATAATATTGACGGATTTGCAAGTGTAAATTGTGTTTATGGATTTGATTCTGCTACAGAAAATAATCTAACTCAAAATTCAAAACTTATTTCTGATGAGATAATTTTCTCTAATAGAATTCTTTCCGATTATTTTGAATCTGTTGGTAATAGAGTTCTTTCTATTGATGATATTGGTGGACAATTTAATAGCAATCCAAGACCAACTGCTTTTAGTGTAGTAGATACTTTCTCTTTGAGTGATGTTAGATCTAAAAAATACATCACATATATTAGAGATAAAAGATTCACAGCAGAAAGACAATTGATGATTGTTGATGTGCTTCATGACAATTTCCGTGGATATGTGAATCAATATGGTAGAATTGAAACTCAATATGATCAAGGTTCTTTTGACTTTGCTATTTTTGGATCTGATGCACAACTCCAATTCTATCCAACTAAATCTACAATCAATGACTACGATATTAGTGTTTTCTCATATACTTTGAAGAATGGTTTCCTTGGAATTGGAACAACAAGTCTTGGTGGAGTTGCAACCATTCAAACCAAAAGTTCTCCAGTAACATCTGGTGTCACCACTACCATCGTTTCAATTGGAGATACTCATACTGGTGTTAAAGTTTTAGTAGATATAAATCCAGATCTGACTAGAAACGATGAATTTGAATCAGTTGAACTTAATATTGTTCATGATGGAACAAATATTCAAGTTCTAGAATATGGAAAATTAACAACAAATCTCCATGGTCTTTCCGCAACTGGACTTGGTACATATCATGCATATTTCAGTGGATCTTCTTTAAATGTTGATTTTATTCCAACTTCTGTTGGTATTGCAACTACAGGTGTAATTAATACTATTCAAGTAGGTCTTTCTTCAGGATCTATTACTGGCGTTGGAACTATCAACCTTGCTGATTCTAAAATTGAATCTAAAACAACAAGTATCTCTGCCTCAGGATCTCCTGGTATTACTACTGTTGCTGAGTATCAAAATAATTATGATTGTGCTTATTTTATTGCTCAAGTTTCAGATACTACTAATTCTCAAACTCAACTATCCGAACTTATAGTTCTTGATGATTATGTTTCTTCAACTGACACTTATGAAACATATGAAACTGAGTATGGAACCATAGAAACTGGCTCTGGATTGGGAACGTTTGGATCTAGAGTTTCTGCAGCAGGAACCGTATCTCTTGTATTTACTCCAAATGAAAATATTGATACAGTTGTTAATGTATACATGAATGCATTGACTTTAATTGAAGATACTTCGCTGTCCAATACAATTGATTTTGATAATGGATCAATTGATAGTAATTTAGGATCTTATCAAGGCACAGATTCTGACATTAAGAGAGAATTTGAACTGAAACATGAAGGTCTTCAAATTTTTGAAAGATATTTTGAAGGTAACAATAGTGATATTGTTAATGTAACAGAAAATTCAATTAAAATTCCAAATCACTTTTTTGTAACTGGCGAAAAACTAAGATATGTACATGTTGGAACTGCATCTTCTGCAGTTGAAATTTTTGAAGATAGTTTTGTTGGTGCCGCAAATACAACTTTTCTTCCAGGAGAAAATTTATTTGCTGTTAAAGTTGATGATAATAATATCAAGATTGCAACAAGTGCCGCAAATGCTCTGAAAGTAGTACCCGAAGTAGTTGACATCAAAACTGTTGGTATTGGCACATCTCATAGATTTATATCTACTAATCAAAATGCAAAGGTTGTTGTTGCACTTGATAATGTTATTCAATCTCCAGTGGTTTCTACTGCTTTAACCACCACACTTGTAGAGCAAGTTTTGACCGTAGATGATACTTTAAAACTCAGTGGAATCACATCTTTCTTTGCAACAGATCTTATTAAAATTGGCGATGAAATTATGAAGATTGAAGGTGTTGGTATTGGTAGCACTAACGCCGTCAGAGTTCGTAGAGGATGGATGGGAACAAAAATTGAAACTGCGTCAGTTAACGATCTAGTAACTAAAGTCGTAGGAAATTATAATATTGTAGATAATATGCTGAACTTTGTAGATGCACCAGCTGGAAATACTCCTATTGGATCAACAACAAACTCACCAGATGAAAGAGATTGGACTGGTATTACTACCTCATCTAGTTTCCAAGGAAGATCATTTATGAGATCTGGTATCGTGGAAACTGAAAATGAAACTTATTATAAGAATTATATTTTTGATGATATTTCTGCAGGATTCAACGCTACAGAAAATGAATTTATTCTAAAGCAAAATGGATCCAATGCTACTGGAATTTCTACAGAAAATGCTATTATTTTAATTAATGATGTATTTCAAACACCAGGAGATCTTCAGAAGATCACTCTAGATGAAAATTCTGGTATTACTACTGTTACTTTCCAGGGAACTAATCCTGATCCACTTGGACCAGATGTTGGAATTTCTAAGTATCCCAAGGGTGGTATTATTGTCTCAGTAGCATCAACAGAAGGTTTTGGTTATCAACCACTGGTTGCTGCTGGTGGAACTGCGATTATATCTGATCTAGGATCAATTCAATCTATTAGTATTGGAAATAGTGGATCGGGATACAGATCTGGAATTCAAACAGTAAATGTTGGTGTAGGAACTTCTAGTTTGAGTTCTAGTAATATTGAGTTTATTGGAACTGCTGCTATAAGTGGTGGTCATATTGTTAGTGTTGAAATTAATAATCCTGGTGTTGGATATACATCTACCAATCCACCTTTCGTAGTGTTTGATGATCCTTTAAGTTATTCAAATATAGATCTGGTGTATAGTTCTTCTTCTACCACTGGATTTGGAACACATGCCACTGCAAATATCGTTGTTGGTCAGGGATCTAGTGTTATTGATTTTGAAATTGTAAACTTTGGTTATGGATATGGTAATTCTCAGATCTTGACTGTTCCTATTGGAGGAACAACAGGTATCCCAACCACTTCTTCTTATTCTGGAAATGAATTCCAGGTGACAATTGATGAAGTTCATATGGATGAGTTTAGTGGATGGTCACTTGGAACATTGGATGTTTTGGATAATGTTGATGAATTTATTGATGGTACAAGAAAAGATTTCCCACTTACAAAATTAGGTGCTGTTGTCTCAATTGTTGCTGCTAAAGGATCTAAAATCAATGTTGAAGATGTTCTTTTGATATTTGTCAACAATATTCTTCAAGTTCCTGGAAAAGCATATACATTTGAAAGTGGAGGAAGCACTTTTGCATTTACAGAACCTCCAAAGATTGGTGATACTATAACTATTCTTTTCTATAAAGGAAGCGGTGACAATGATGTTATCTTTAGAAATGTTATTGAGACAGTTAAAAAAGGTGACACTTTACAACTCAAAAATGATAGTTCTGTGGGTCAATCGGCATTCTTTAATGAAGATGAAAGAATCGTAGAAGAGGTTATATCCACAAGCAATGTAAAAACCAACCCATATAATGGTCCAGGAAATACACCTGATGTTAATTTTGAAAGACCTATTGACTGGTGCAGACAAACTGAAGATGTTTTCGTTAATCAAATTGCTATTGGTAAAGATAGGGAATTATATGAACCAGTTATTAACTCAAGCGCATATCTTATTAAATCTGTTGGAATAGGATCTACAGTAGTTTACGTTGACAACTTAAGACCAATCTTTAATTCTCAGAATGAAAATGAAGATATAGATGAATTATCATTCCAGAAAAAAGTTAAATTTGTATCGAAAGATATTAACAAAGTTTCTGCAGCAGCGACTGCTGTAGTATCTGATTCTGGAACAATTTCTTCTATTTCAATTACAGAAAGTGGATCTGGGTATGATTTTACACCGGTAGTTACCATTGGCAATATATCTCAATCAGTTGGTTTGGGTACAACTGCAACTGCAACTGCGACAATAACATCTGGTGAAGTTACTTCCATCACTTTGACAAATGCTGGAACGGGATATACTACTAGTAATCCTCCGAGTGTATTGATTGAACCTCATGCATATTCTCAGGAAATATGTAGTGTTGATTCTTACGTTGGTGATTCTGGAGTTATTGTTGGATTTGGAACCACAACAATTGATGGAGTTGATGAAATAATTGTAGATCTTCATATTCCATATGAATCTTTCCTTAGAAATACTGACTTGGTTGGAACTGCGGTTACTTTAAGTTCTATATCTGTTACTGATTACTTTACAATTTTCAATTCTAATGTCGAGGTCGATAATTCGTCAGTTACGACATATAGTATTGAGTCAACTCCTGTTCGGATAGGAGTATCAACTCACTTTATTGATACAGTACATCAAGCAAAAAGAGTTGAAGTTGTTTCTAGGAATGTTGGTGGAATTTCAACAAATGTCCTGAGAGTTAATTCTAGTGTAAGTGGAATTGGAACTGTTAACTTTAGTACTGATACAATCACTATGGATGATATAACAATAACAATTGATTCAGGTGGAGGTTCTTCATCTTTCTCTGGTGGAATAACAACTTCAAATTACTTTGGAGAGTTCTCTTGGGGCAAAGTTAAACTTGGTTCAAGGAAAAAGAATAATACATATTCCGCACAAACCATATCAGGAATTGCTGGAATTTCTACTTCTGATAGTTTGATGAGAGAGAACTCTCTCAAATTTAAGAACTACTCAGTATAAATATTTTTAAACCCAAAGAATAATGGCAAGACAGGGAATAGGAACGGGTTCATCTCCAAATGATGGCACAGGTGATAATTTAAGAACTGCTGGTGGGAAAATTAATGATAATTTTTCTGAAATTTATACCCATTTTGGAGATGGAACTGATCTGACAACAATTGTTGGAACTGGAATAGCAACTGCGTCCGGGTTGGTTGGAACCGGTGCAACAATTCTTGATTTTAGGGGATCTGTAGTTACTGATGCTGTAGTTTCTTCTGGAATTGCTACAATTAACTTTTTGGGAGATTACACAGATTCTGATGTAGATGCTCATCTCAATACATCTACTGCATCTGCTAATGAGGTTTTGAGTTGGACTGGTAGTGATTATGATTGGGTTGCTCAATCTGGTGGAGGAGGTGGACTTTCTGAAATTTCTGATGACACAACTCCACAACTTGGAGGAGAATTAGACCTTAATGGTTTTGGTATTAATGGTACTGGAATTATTACTGCTACCACTTTTAGTGGTACTGCAACAAATGCTGGTGTTGCAACAGTCGCAACCTACACCTCACAGTGGACTTTAGGTGCTGATGGATCTAACAACTATACATTTACTGGACCTGGTTTTACTGGTGCTGAGAGTGACCCGGCATTATATTTGACAAGAGGTCATAAGTATACATTCTATAATAATTCTGGTGGACATCCATTTAGAATTCAAAGCACCCCAAACGGTGAATCTGGAACAGTATATAATGATGGAATTTTATCTAATGATGTTGATGATGGATCAACTCTAGTTTGGGATGTTCAGTTTGATGCTCCAAATAA